GCTTTATCTTTGTATCCAATATCATCCTCATTTACTTTCTCCTTAGCATCTAAAAATAATTGTTTAGCAGAACCTGGATCTGGATGTCTCTGTTTTAATTGTATGAGTTGATCATAGAGGTAGTCACCATCGTCTCTCAATGCTGTCCAAAAAATATATAATGGTTTATATAAATCATTGACCCATATAGACAAATTAGGATAACGTTTAGTAACCTCTATAGCAACACTACCGCCACCTAAAAATGGTTCACGATATTCTTTTGCCTGGGAAAGGTCTGGGAGGAATCGGAACAGGTTTGCTAGTGCCCTGCTCTTTCCCCCTGGATATCGTAGTGGTGTTTTCAGTGACTTGAGAGTTCGGGGCATTGTACTTAAGATATTCAAAAAAGGTCATTTTTAATTCCTTCTGAGTCATACCGCAATGGTCTGCGGCATTTGGTAAATTCATTTTAGCATGAAAAAGTGCTTCGTGTGCTTCTTTAACATTTTCTGGTGTTGTTTTATTCCTCTTCTTCAACACTCTCCAACTCCTCAATAGCATCAACTGGTACCTCATTACCATCTATACTATACCAGTGTTGTGGTATACCTATGCTATCTTTTCTTACACCTAGGTATGCTAGGTCACTAAAGGTATGCTCACGTAGCATTGCCTGTAAACGATAGTGTATTAGTTCAGATTTTTTCATACCTTAGTTTTCCATTCAACTCCATCTAACATAATCTCTGTGAGACATGCTAGAGTATTAATTTCTTGATCTGCAACAAACTGAATTTGATATTGATACTTAGCAATAATCAATACACAGTTAGGGACACTAGCATTACTAGCGTGTTGATATAGAACATCGTAGATCTTTCTCATCACCATGTAAGGATCGTGATCCATGTTCTGAGTTACCCAAGACTTTACTGTAGAATAGTTACGATCTTTCATCGCTCTAATCAGTTCATCAATATTAATGTCTGCAATGTCTATAAGAATACCTGCATCAATCTCACCAGAAGATGCAAATCTTTGTGCTTCATTTAAAAGACGTCTCCAGTCTGGATAATATCTTCTAATAAGTTTAGCAATAATTTTATCTTCATACTTAATTGATTCCTCAGTAAGGATATCACGGATACGATAGAAGAACTGTTCTTGTAGTTTCTCTTTATGAGAAGGTTTGATTGTAAAGTCAACTACTGTACAACGTGACTTTATAGGATCAATCAATTTGTTAATAAAGTTGCAAGTAAATATAAACCTGCAATTCAGATGATACTCCTCAATCGCTGCTCTAAGAATCATCTGAACATCATAGGTCATGTTGTCTGCTTCATCTAGAATAACCACTTTATGAGCAGCACTAGAAGTTAATGAGATGCTAGTAGCAAACTGTTTAACTTTAGTTCTAATAGTGTCTATCGAACGACCTTCATCAGACCCATTTATAAGGAGGTAGGAGGCACCTATTTGATCACATAGGGCACGAGCAACTGTTGTCTTCCCAACACCTGCAGGACCACTTAGAAGGAGGTTAGGTATCTCCCCCTGATCAAGAAAACCCTGGAAAGATTTTTTAGATCCATCAGGGAGAATACAATCTTCAATTTTACTTGGGCGGTATTTCTCCACCCAAAGAAAGTTTCTCTTCATTACTTAGGTTCCAGTGCGATAAAATATTTCAAGTGTAAGTCTGGTGATGGACCAACAACTGTCCACTCACTCAACAATTGCTCAGAAACTTTAACATGATAGTCGTGGTTTCTAGCAACACGTAGGTTTTCTGTATTAAGAGTTAAATCAAAATCATCTGTCGCTTCCCCATTATGGAAATCCATCCAGAATGTGTTACTGGTTTCGTTCTCACTATCAACACCATGTACAGTAACCTTTCCATTACGAGATCTGAATAGAACCTCAGGAAGATTAAACTTAGCGAGAGCATCACGCAAGTTCTTTAGATCACTTTGATCAATAGTAAATGATATATTTGAACCAGGGAATTTTACTTCTTTCTCAGGAGCAACTTTCAAAGTAATCTGAGGATCACTGAAGTAATACCTAATAGAAAGATTACCACCTTTAATGGTTACGTAATCATTATTCTCAAAATGTAATGTTGGATAGTTTCCATCTCTTGCACAAATACCGATTGCAGAAATAAACTCAGAGAGATCATAGATAGCAAAATCCTGAGGGATGTATTCCTCAGAAATATATTCTCCAAGAATGTTTTCTGCGTTAGCAATAGTACGGATTAGGTTACCTTTCTTAAAAACAATCGAAGAATTAATAGTTGAGAAGTTTACCAGTATTTGATAAGTCTCCTCAGAAATAGTTAAAGTGCTCATCTTCGTAGCAATAGCGGTCATAATAAATTAGTCTTCTTGTGCTGCAAAAGTTGCTGCAGCATAGTTTGCTTCATCCCTTGTATGGAAGTGCATTAGTAATATTCCATAGTGTAGCACCTTTAAAAGGTCTTGTCTAGCACTTCCCTTCTTATCGTAACGTGAAGCGTATTTTAGAATGTTACTTCTGCAAAATGCTTTAGCATCACCACACGCATCAATTACATCGAGCGTTTGAAGTTTATCAGTTGAGTAGTGTTCAGAATAAGTATGTTGAATGTAATGATCTAACTCCTCTAGGAATTTGTCTTCACGGTATTTAAAACTCATTTAACGCTCGTAGATATACTCGATATTATCATGGTAGCACGTAAAATCCTTTCCGTCAATAGACCTCATAAAAAGTTCAGAAGCGTTACCACCAATAATTTTAGCGGTTCGGACGTGGGTCCCTCGTAGTAATACGATACGACCCATCATTCCTTTAACGTGACTAAGCATCTACAGACTCCTCCTTATCTAAGTCAACTCCTGCATCAATCTTATCATACAATTCAATGAAGGATTGCTTAGTCTCATCATCAAATCTATTGACGCAAACCTTGATTGACTTCATACGGTCATTCCAGATAGCGTATGCTCTCATGATGTGTACAAGTCTACGTGTACTGATGACTTCATCAATACCACCGTCTTTGAATGTTCTACGGATAATGTCTGCCCAGTTAGCAAGATTTTCACAGAACTCTTTGTCTTTCTTACCAACAGTAGAGGCAACTTTCTCAAGAATCTTTTGCTCTGTCTTAGGAGTAGGATACTCTTGCTCGAATGTTAAAGCAAATCTCTCAAGGAATGCTTCGTTCAATACATTAGTACCGATGAATCTACCATCGTCGCTACCTTTACCTTTAGTATTTGCAGTAGCAATTATATTGAATCCTGGAGCAGGTTGTACGTACCTACCAATCTTCTTAAGGAATATACCTTTACCTTCAAGAATAGATTGTAAACATAAGATTTTGTTTGATGCTAGGTCAACCTCATCTAAAAGGAGGATAGCTCCCCTCTCAAGAGCTTCGACCACAGGTCCATTGTGCCAAACAGTTTCGCCATTAACAAGGCGGAAACCACCAATAAGATCATCTTCGTCGGTTTCAATGGTAATGTTTACACGTATTAGTTCTCTATTTAGAGTTGCGCATGCCTGTTCAACGGAGAATGTTTTACCGTTTCCAGATAAACCAGTGATGAATGTAGGGTAGAAGATTTTGGATTGAAGTATCTTCTTTACATCAGTGAAGTTACCGAAAGGAACATAGTTCGCATCTTTATCAGGAACTAAGTTTTGCTGAATAGCAGGGATAGCAGCAGGTGCTTGATAAGTCTGTTCAAGTTTTTCTTGAATAGTTAGATTCCACTTACCAATACCTTGTTTGTATTTTTTAAGTCTTTTCTTTACTGTAGCAAGAGAACAGTTGAAGTGCTCAGATGCCTCAAATAAAGCTTTTGTGTTTACCTCAGTACCGACCTTATCAGAAAGGTATGTAACTAAGTCTTCGGTTGTAACGGGAACGGGTTCAAAAGGCATGGGTCTTGTTTTGTTTTGTATGAATTAAGTATAGAATAGAATGGGGTCGTTGGCGACCCCTTGTGTACCAGTTTGTGAACTGGTTATGCAACATACTCTACAAATGAACTGAGAAGTTTTTTGTTGGTAGATTTGTTACCTAACATCTTCTTGAATGCTCTAGAGATCTCTCCCTTCTTAGCACCTGCTTCAACATTAAATTCAGTATCTGTAGTTAAAGAATTGTTAGAGATAGCATAGAGAGCATTGTATCCTTTAGGGTTAGGGATGATTGCAGACTTCTCTTTTCTCCATTGTTTCTGGACTTTAGGATAGTCATCCCAGTCTGCAAATCTACCAACAAACTGCTGAAGAGAACCACCTGCAAGAATACGAAATCCGATAACATTAACACTAGGATTACGATCACGAACCTGCTGAATAAAAATGTTAGTAGCATTATCATAATCAAATCCAGAATACATGCGACCAGTTGTACGATCACGAAGGACTTGATTCCAATCAACACGACGTGCAACAATCTTACTATCTTCATCTTCTCTTTGAATCTCTTGACCATATGCACTAGCACATGCATCACCATCAGATAGAATGCATACATTTACTTTCTGTAAATCATTCTCACTTTTGAACTGAGGGATGATGTAATTTAACATTACGATTGCTTCATTCAAAGGAGTACCAGATAGACCAACACCGAATGTATTTGGATATCCAGTGTGGAATCTGTAAGTAGATGCCTCACGGAAAAGATTTCTGCACTGCATATCATACTCACGAGCGTTAGAACGAGATGAAACAAAATTCATTAAGTGAAAGTGATTTGGGTCAAGATAGATCTCATTCTTTTTAATATCTTCATGACGTTCAGTATAGTAACTATAGTTGAAGTGAAGTTCTTCCTGTTTAGAAGTATCATTTTCCATTGCTCTCTTAGCAGCATACCACTCATTAGTAAAGGCATATACTTCAAATGGAATTTGAACTTTCTTACAGAATGCAGTAAGATTTAAAACTTGTTTAACTGTAGCAAGTAATTCATTCGCCATGGAACCAGACCAATCAAGAATGAAAAGTAAACCATGATTCTTACCGTCAGGAAGAACAGTTACTTTTTTGAAAAGATCTTCGTTGTATCTGTAAGTGTGTAACTTTGCAGTATCAAGAACACCAGTTTTAGATTGACCAGAACGAGCATATGCATCAGCAGATTTCTTACACTCAAACTCTTTAACAAGATAGTTTACTTCTTTCTGAGATTGTTTTTTGAAATTGCGGAAGTTATTATCTACTTCTTCATATCTTTCAGCAGATACTGCCTGCTCAGTAATCCAATCGTGAAGTACTTTCCAATCAACTATGTGATTATCTACGTTAACTTTCTCAGGAATCTCAACATAAACTGGATCTCTTTTTTGACGTGTAGATAACTCTTCTGTTGATTCATCAAAAGAACGTTGAGTTCTAGATGTCTCTCCACCTTCTCCACCAGAACCATCATCATCCATAAGGTTACCATCCTCATCATACCAATCATCAGTAACATCTTCTAAGTCAACACCTGATGATTTGAACTGTCCTGATGCAGATGCACCACCGCCACCACCTACTTGAGCAGTAGGATTTGGTTGATCTTCTTCACTAGACTCTTCTGAATCATTGCCTGCTGATTCTATAGATTGTCCACTAGCAGCACCCTCAGGTTGAATCTCATCAGGGTCAACTGATACTGGAATCTCCATAACAGATTCTTGTTGTGCTTTACTGAATTCAAAAACGTCAGTAGCAATCTGTATAACTTCTTCAAAAGTTTCAGCAAGGTCAGTACGAGCAACAAATAATTTCTCTTCAATAGAGAATGGAATCATTGCACTAGCACCAATCTTGAAGTGAAGATTGATACGGTCAATCAAACTGAAATCAGATATATCTTCATTCTCAACACCAAAGAAATCTCTACTATTTAATTCTTGATAACCACCATTAAAAGACTTGCGAAGACCTGGAAACTTACGCTTCATAAGTTTCTCAATACGAGCATCTTCGATAACATTGATATAATCCTTAGGGCAATTCTCTAGAGAATAAATCCAGTCTTCGTTAGGAGTGAATAGAGCATGTCCTACCTCATGACCTACGAGCATATCGTATACAGTTCCAGAAGCATTGTCCCACATAGGAAGAGTCAAGACACGACGATCTACATCAAAGGATGCTGTAGGGGTTTGCCTGTGCTCAACGATAAGATTCTCTGTAGCGAGGAGACGAGCAAGATTGCCTTTGATTTCTGGTTGATTTGTATGCATGACTCTTTGTGTGTTATGCATCTATTGTACACGTAAATTTGACTCTGTGTACCACTATAGGACCAGTTTCTAAAGTGTCACATTGCCTGCTAAACTAATTCTAGGTTTATCAGTTGAATAATATGGATGCACTCCATGGTAGATCCTTGCGGGGAATAGTATCATACGTCCATTATCTCGATAGTCAATCTCAATATTTTGACAATATGTATGTCCAGAATGTGACGGATGGATAAAATAAAAACATCCTGGGTATGGTTGATTGGAAGATGCGACTCTATAATCTTTTCTTTCTTCCTCTAAAGAGTATGGTATATCATGAAAAATAACCCAACTGTATATACCCTGATGATTATGTGGTGGATTGTACATATACTTTTCAGTCACGTTAACCCACATAGTATCTAAACTAAGAGAATCAAAATTATACTTCGGTCTAATAATTTTTTCAACCTCATGTTCATACTCATCAGTTTGTTCTTTATGAGTATCCTTATAAGTCTTTACTAGTTCTGAAATTATAGGACCTAGAAGTGGTGTTGCCTCAGGCAATAACCAGTTGTCTGTTTGTATACCAGATAAGTTTGTCTTCTTTGTTCTATCAGCAGACCAGATTAATTTATCTAATGTCTCTCTAGTTCCTGTTGGTAATGTTGTATGTACATACCCTGATGAGAAAAAGGGAGAGAAATTAATATTCATGGAGAGTACTAAAGTTCTTTGGTTTCTCTACAACTAGAGTTCTCTCAAACTTATCACTCATAGATTCTTTATGTGAGATAACGAACACATTTGTGCGGTCATCAAAATTTCTCAAGATCCATCCTAACTCAGATGTACCTGATTGATCGAGAGATCCATCAAAGATCTCGTCTAAGATAAGTAGGTTAGTATCGACACTATTCTTAAGCTTAGCGATAGCACGCCAAGTAAGCAGAAGAGCAATATCAATTCTTGCTTTCTCTCCTTCACTAAACGACTCATACGAAAAGACATCACGGTATCTAGACTTAATAGTTTCCTCAAAGTTCTCATCTAAAGTAAAATTAACATAAAACTCCATGTTACCAAGGAAATGACCTATCATCTTATTCATAGTAGGAAGATAAGTCTTTATAATTCTAGTCTTAATTCCACTATCTTTCAACAGTTTTGATGCAACACTTAACGTATCTTTATCTTTTCTTGTTTCCTCTAGTTCTATAGACAAACTTTTCTTTTCAGTCACAAGAGTTTTTAGTTTATTATACTCTTCTTTTGCATCAGCATTGTCTTTAGTTAAATCATCTATCTCTGTATTAATATCAGTTATAGTTTTTCTGATAGAAGTTAGTTCATAGTTCGTTTGATTTACACTAGTGTTTAAGTCACTAATCTCTGTAGACAATTCAGTAAACTTTTCTACCCTAGACTGTTCTTCTTCAATAGCAGTATTGAGATCATCAAATCCTAATTGTAATTCTTGTATTTTATCTTTACCACTAGCAATCTTCTCTTCTCTAAAACTGTCTTCAAGTGTTTGTGTGCATGTAGGACACACATGATTATCTTCAAAAAACTTATGTTCCTTCTTAACTGAATTAAGTTTATGTGTTAACTTCATCAAGTATGTGTTCAACTTATTGAGTTTTTTATTAGACTGTTTATAGTCCAACATTTCTTCATTAAGTCTCAATATTTGTTGTGTTAGGTCTGTAATAATATCAGTGTTGTCTGTTTCCTTTTGCTGATATTCAAGGATTTTTTGCTTCTTCCTGTCAATTTCTTCCTTGTCTCTCTTCTCCAGATTTAACATATGTCCTTTCTGGATATTAATTTTATTCTTAACTAGTTCTAACTGATAGTCAACATCTCTAAGTTCTTCATTATTAATCTTTACCTTTGCTCTAAGGTTATCATTCATTGTAGAGAAAATTTGAATGTCTAGAATGTCTTCAATAATTTCTCTTCGTTGTCCTAAGGGCATTCGCATGAAGGGAACGAATGTTGAAGCACCTAAGATAACAACCTGAGTAAATGATTTGAAGTTCATCTTCAAAACATTCTTTTCAAAATTCTTTTGTTGATCCATAACAGTTGCTTCTTGATTAAACAACTGTCCATTCAATTTGATCTCAAACATGTTTGGTTTGATAGCACGCATCACATGGTAGTCATTTCTACCAATAGAAAACTCAACCTCAACAACAGTATCTTTCTCATTGATACTATTAATTAAAGATGATTTACTAATCTTACGAAAAGGTTTTCCAAACAGCGCAAAAGTAAGAGCATCTAAAATAGTACTCTTACCTGCTCCGTTACTACCAACTATTAAATTTGTTTTTGCAACTCGTAGTTCAATTTCAGAGAAGGTGTTTCCTGTAGAGAGGAAATTCTTCCATCGAACTTTTTCAAACGTAATCATAAAATATGAGGAGGAATAATCAAATCGTCATCTGAGAACACCACGTAATCGTGTCCCATATGCTTACATGCTGTCATTATAGCATCTTTATCGATCTCTACAACATCCAATTCTGGAGCCATAGGATCTGTACATTCGTCTATCAGATAAACATAGCGTTCAGCATCTTCTTCTTGCTCAAACATTGGAACAACTTGGCGTTCTGCAATGTTAGCAAGAGAGAAGACCTGTTCTGGTTTGCCCGTTAGAGTAAGAATGTACATTCGTCATGTTACCTCACATGACTCTATGTATAAAGTCTGCATCAATTTCTTTAGGTCAGACTTGTCTACAGATACGTCAACTTCGTCAATATATTCATTGAGTAATGTTAATGTATCCTTCACATCAATGTCTGCGTCTTCATCTATGTCTGCATCGAGTAGAGTTTCAATAATTTTAACATCATGAACCCCTTCGCGGTACAGTCTATCAATAAATGAATCAAACTGTGAGTACTTTCTCTTTTCTTCGACAATGAGTTTGACGAATGAACTCTTATAAGGAGTTACATCCACTTTATCATAGTCAGTATCTACATCGTTGTAGTAGATTTTATGAAAGATCTCATATGGATTCTTAATCCACTTTAATGTATCTGCCTCTGTATCGTAGATATGAAATCCACGAGGATCTTTATAGTCATTCCAGTAGATCTGATATGGATTACCAAGATACTGAATATTACCATGCTTTGATTTGTGATGGTAATGACCAGTCCAGACACGATTGAATCTATGAAATAGATTTCTATCCATACCATGATCCATCATAAGACCAGGAGTCATCTCAAATCCAGCAAGTTCTAGATGACCTGCACATATATCTGCGTTACTAGTCTCAAGTAACTTGGTAACATTCTTTTGATTTTCCTTATTAATCCAAGGAAGCATAAGAAAATTTTTACTGCCCAGTTTAATTTCTGTTGCTTCAGCATAAACAGTAAAGTTTTCGTACTTATCTAAAAGAAGTTCTGGTGAATTAATTTTATTAGTGTTCTTATAATATGTACAGTGATTACCAAGAATCATATGGACTTTATAATCCTTCAATCGTGAGAAATAATTTTCTGTAATTCTATTGTAAGTATTAAAGTCAATCGTTTTCCTGTTATCAAAGGTATCACCAAGATCCATAACAGTATCTACACCCTCTTTTTCTAAAGTGGGGAAGAATATATTATCATAAAACTTTTGAAAGAATTCCCAGAATGCTGGGTTTCCTTTACGTGCATCTAAATGTTGATCTGTAATTACAGCAATTTTCATTTATTGCCCCACCCATCCGTCATACGAATCAGAGAGTCTAGAGTCCGTCCAGTTGGTTGATTGACTTTCCAAGTTGAATCTCGACATTTTAATACAAGTGTCTCTCGAATATGAGGTGAGGATTCCCTTACCATCCTGATCGTAGCTAGTCCACGTTCCAGAGCGTTGTACCTCGACACGGAATCTTCCTCCGCTAGTTTCAAACCATTCATAAGTTTCGTAATCTCCACTCATCGTTTTAATTCTTCTTGTGTTCTATTGTAAATAACGATGCGTTCATTTTCAATAGTGAATTCTAGCACGTCATCGTAATCCCACATGAGTTCTTCATACAATGTATTAAGTCTTCTCATGTCTTCATATAATCCACCGTCACTCATCTGTTCATCCTGATCTCGATGTTCTCTTTAATGGTATTCATCTCAGCAGAACCTGAGGTACCACCACTATCATCGATTTGCATAACAGTTGACGCATCAGAATGATCTAGAATTTTTTGTTTAATTTCTAATTGCTTCTTCTCTTTCTGTATGCGGCGCAGAAAAGCGTAGTAAATAATTTGGGTAAAGTATGCAAAGGGGTTCTTAGACTTCTCAGGATCGAAATTATCGATGTACTGTAAGCAGTTCTCAATACCATCACATATCATATCTTCCCTAAAAGGGTAGTTAACGAAATTTGGTTTGTAAGAAAGGTGAGTTGCAATCTTTAAAAAGCAGTCCCCAACATAATTACTCACCCTAGGTTTGGGTTTATCATGTTCCTTAGCGTAAGCAACCCTCTCCCTATAAGAAGTCATTGCTTCCAATAGTTCTTTGTTGTTCACATAGTATTCGGTGTTCTTACGCCTGACCATATATTACCTTTTGCATATCTGTATACTACCACAAAAAGAAACTTCTTGCAATAGGGGCTTGACGGATCCTCATAAACTTAGTACAATAACCTTGTGAAGGTTCAAAGGAAGGTAGTAGCTTAGCTACCCTTGTAGATCTTCTCTAACATTTTTCTCGTTTGATCTACTGATCCAACGTACCCAGGTAGTATTTTTTCTGGGTTACCATTCTTACCTTCGTTCTGATGTTGTGCTAAAGACTTTGCTTTCTTGTCTTCAGATAAACACTTTAAGTAAAAGTTCTCTATCTTCTTATCACACTGACTCATTGTAAGAATATGATTCCTTGGTAATAGGAATAAATCTTCAAATGTAGAATGTAACCACTCTGATAGAGTGAATCCATTTATATTCATATCAGCTTTTCTTCTAGATACATGCTCTACTAGCATGGGTTCGCTAACTAAACAAGTATCTTCTTCAGGCATGTAACAGACTTTACATATAATCTCTTCACCTGATATTAACTTTATAGTAGCGTAAAATTCGTCTTCCATATCCTCATCGTAGGTTTACTTTTATAACTTCGTATTTAAAATTTTCAGATTGATAGATATTGACTCTTTCGTTTAAATGTTTAAGAGTGTAATTTCTACCATTAATATCGTCAGCGATATCGTATAAGGTTGCTATGTCTTTGCCTTCACCTTTCCTAAGTACTCTTCCAATTGACTGGAGGTTCCTGATTCTTGACTTACTAGGTGAAGCAAATATAATATTGTGTAATCGCTTGATGTTGATACCAGTGGAGAATGTACCATAGGATGCAATAATAATTGCATTGTCTTCAGTCTCAGTGAGTTGTCTAACCTCTTCTCGGTCCTCGACATCTGTTCCACCGTGAACAAAGAATACTTTCCTTCGCTCATCTACAGTACTATTTATTAAATCATGCAACGGTTCGCCATGTTTTTCGATATAATTGAATAGGACAAGGGTGTTACCTTCAATGTCTGCTACTAAATTTTTAATCAAGTTGTTTCTTCCTCTGTGTTGTACAAGGAAATCAATCTCATCTTGATATGATTCAAAGTATTGTGGAGTATGATTACACAACAATATCTTGATTCTAAATTTTGATAGGTAACCTGACTTGATTAATTCGTCAGTTTTGGTAACCTGTTTACAGGATCCAAACAATCCTTCTAACACCCACTTGTGTGTTTTGCTACCGTCGAGAGTACCAGTAAAACCAAATCTATATTTTGCATTATGAAGTTTAGTCATAATGCCTGTAAGGGATTTGGATTTAAAAAGGTGTGCTTCGTCTCCAATCACACAATCAATATCGTCAAAATATCTCTTAGGAAACTTATAGATAGATTGCCATGTTGAAATTATGACTGACTTCTCGGTACTTTTATCTTTACCACTGTAGATCTTATGAACGAATTCATCCGCCGCCCATCCATACTCTTTGAAGTCATTCACCATTTGCTCTACCAAAGAAGTAGTAGGCACGATGATGAGCGTTTTCTTGTTGGTGGCGCAATAGTATCTGACGAGGGAATAGATCATCAAACTCTTACCGCTGCCCGTAGGGGAAAGAAGTAATTTACGATTGTGTTTAAGTGCCTCGTAGACTGCCTCGTATTGATATTGGCGAGGTTCAACATGACTGATCTTATCCATAAAGATTTTAACTCCCTCTAAGGAGACAAATCCATTGGTATCACTAGCATCACCATACCAATCATTCTTTTCATACGCTACAGTATACGCTCTTTCTCCTGCCCACTCAAATAAATGGTCTAGTAAACCTCCATACAACTCACCATTCGCAGGAGAATATAAGCGAATCATTCCGTCCCAGTATTTGTATCTGGGATTTCTTTTTAGAAACTTTGCTTCTGGTACTTCAAATGAAAAGTAATCAGACAACTCATGATGAATATGAGCTGCTCCAGCAACAGTGACGTATACCTCATTCTTTTTTTTAATTACGATGTCGGTCATTAGTCACTACCGTTTATGAATTTCTCCCATTGAATAGCAGAGTTAATCTGAAATCCACGACTGGAGATTTGTTTCATTACTTGATCTAAGAAATAAAGCATCTGATTAATATAAGTAATCTTTGCTTCCATGTTAATAATATCTTCATCAGACTCGAGATAAACTCTCATTTTTTCTGATGTTTTGATGCTGGTACCAAATGGTTTCTCTGCATAAGTCTTGGCGTCAGCTTCTCCACCGTAATATTCTCTTTTCTTTCTCACCAATTGTCTCGATTGAAACTCTAGTGATGTCTTTATTTCTGTTAGATCAGTGTAATGGTTTAAATATTTATTGTGTTGGAAAGGAATTTCAAGAGCTAACTGACCAAGATCTGTGGTGTATTGTTTGTTCTTGAATTGAAAATCTACTTCAGAGTCTTCTGCCCAATCAGCACGGATTTTATCAAAGCGATTACGAAGTGAATCAAAGTTCATTAAGGTTTTTATCAGTTATCATATAGTTGTGATACTTGAATACAACGTTTGCTGTAAAGTATTCTTGATCAGTCAAGGTAGCATCAAAGGGAATTGAAGTAAGTGAGATAGGAAATAGACTCCTAAACACTGCTGCTATTTTAACCTGATAGTTTGATGTAGTAATTAGTAACCTACCATCACTATACTCAGGTTCTGATGGTACAACAGTGGTATCAGCACCATCATTACCATTCCTTCTAATCCATTTCTGAATAGAATTGTAGTTTTTTAAATCCTCATCAATAATAAACTGCACATTAAAATCACCAAAGGTTACTCCTCCACCAGGAATGATGGGTACGGAACGAAACCTTGTAGGGACTTCTGTTACAGGCATTGCTATCTCTGGAACATTTGCTTGATTACAGAAAAAATCTACACCATCAAACAACTCGAGTTCTAATTTAAACCCGAGTGGAGATAGGTAGTTTCTATTATTAAGTTGTGATTTGTACCAGTCGGCAGACATGTCAACTTACCAAGCTATAACTATTTAGTCTTGTTTTTTTCGTCTAGTTTTTTTAAAAATTCTTCATCAGGAGTAAAGATGATAGGACCTTGCGCTATCACCTCTTGCAATTCTGCTAATATTTCTTTGTCTTCATCATTCATTTGTTTCTAAGAATGTTAGTTACCAACCTATCTGCGCAAGAGTATATTCTATCATTGTTAGAACCATTACCAAACTCCTTGAACAAGATTGATAATACTTCTGTCCTTATACTCATAAGTTCATCACTGTAATTAGAATCGAATGTTGAGTTCATTAGGTTTTCTTGGGTTCGTGTTCTTTTACCTTTGACCATACCATGTTGTAGTATTGACCTGAGGTATTTTTCGCTTTTTGCATTTGCTCTAGTATAGAGGACCAAATCAAATATTGCATGTTGCTTTTCATATTATAACAGATAATGAACTATAATGTATATATGTAGACAAAAAAAAGGGGTCCAGTTAGGACCCCATAACATTGTACATGTAAAGATTTACATTAGGTTTGTAACCTGTGTACGTCTGTAGTACATGTTAGCGTTAGCAGATAGAGTTTCTCCATCAGGAGTTCCACTGTATACACCGTTAGTTGTAACGAATGGGTTTGATACCATACCGTAACGTGTTTTGAAACCAATCTTAGGTTGGAATGTGCTTGGGTCTATTGAACGAACCATTTGTAAAGGAACGTATGGGCAATAGAACAGTCCAGCGTCATAAGGAGAAGTACCCTTGTAACCTACGACATAGAAGTGCTTGTCGCTTAGGTTAGCAGCATATGGGTCAACGTAAACCTTGATGCGTCCGTTGATTGTACCAACTAGAAGATTTCCAGTATCATCAACTTCACCGATGGAAGGTCCACCAGCACCAGTTAAACCAGAACTATAGTCAAGTACACCAGCCATTGCTAGAGCACTAGCAACGTCAGCAGAACACATTAAGAAGTTACCCTTTCCTCTACGAGTCTCTTGAGCGATTGCGTTTGCATCTCTTTCAATCTGGAAAAGTAGTCCTTTGAATTTCTCAACTGACCATCTACCATTTGAGTCAACGTCTAGGTCAAATACACCAGAAGTAGCAACGTTATTTGCTGCACCTTTCTTAGCAACTTGATAAACAGTTCTAACAACTTCTCTGTTGATCTCAGCAAGAACTTCAGAAGATAGGATGTTAGCAAGTTCCTGCTCTGCATCCAATCCATGAATTGCTTTCAAGTCTTGAGCAAGTTCTAAGGTGTATTCTGCTTTCAAAGCTCTGGACTTAGCAGTCACAGAAGTCTTCTCAATGCTGAATGACATTTCGCGGAACAATCTACTTGCTTCGCCCATTTTTTCAAGGTCTTCACGAGCCATACCCTGTGCCTTTTCATAGGTTCCAGGAGAAGCATCGTTAAGTAGTGCAGGGTTGTTACCCTCAGAATCACCACCAACACCAGCACCTGTTCTAGGTGTGTATGCACCAGCAGATGCATCGTGTGCAGCAGAGAATCCTGTATCTGGTTCGTTGAAGAGTGCCTCTTCTCCGCCCTGATTCTCGTATCTAGATCTCATTGCAAAGATCAATCCAGTAGGTCCAGACATAGGTTGAACACCACAGATATCATATGCAACTAGGTTAGGCATTGAACGTCTAATTAGACTGATCAACACTGGGTCGAAACCAGCAAGTCCAGCTGTATTAGCGTTACCGAGTGCAGATCCTGCAGGAGACACTGTAGATGCCCCTAGAGAGTTAACTGCTACCTCGTTAATCATTCCACGCTCTTCGCGTAGAAATCTTTCTTGGTTTTCTAACAGTACAGCAGTAACACTTTTTCTATAATTGTCTTTGATGGCAGAAGTGCCTTCATGACCTAGAACAGGTGCCCACTTTTCCGTTAGTTGTTTAGCATTAAACATTTGTTTAAGTCCTCTTTTGGAAAATTAGTATGTTTCTATTATTCAGACCAGCGAGCCATAGCATTGATGTATGCCGCCATTGCTGGGGATACTGCTGCGTCTTCGACTGGAGTTTCTTCATTCTCTTCTCTCACGACTGGTGCGTTGGGGAAGTAGCTCTCTTTAAGTGCTTTAACTTTCTTTGTGTATTCCTCTTCGGATACAAAGTCAACACCCTCAGCGAGAGTAGCGAGTTTATCTTTCTGAGTATCTACTAGACCTTCGCTAATATTATTAACGATGACTTTCTTAGCAGACTCATTAAGACGGGTTTGAAGTTTCACATTGGACTTGACCTGTTCGTCGAGTCTTTCTTCCATTTCACGAATTGTATCAGCCATACCTTCTACCGCATCGACTTTATCATCGGGGATAGAAATGTAGTGCTCTTCAAAGAGATTTTTTAGACCTGCGATAAAGTCTTCAGTAATCTCATTCCTGATTCCACGGTCAACTGCAACCTGATTAGATTCCATCCATTGACCGATGGCGTAGTTCACAGTACCATTAACTTCCTCTGAAAGCTCTGCTTTAGCAGCAGTTACTTGCTTCTCGAGTTCGTTAGCAAAGTGTTCTACAAGCTTGTCGTACTCTTCTGATAGTTTTGCTTTGATAGCAGCCTCGAAGATAGTCTTCGCTTTCGTAGCAAACTCTTCAGTGAGTTCGGTTCCTTCTAATAGTGCCTTAACGTCGTCAGATACGTCAACGCTTTCATACGATGGTTTGATAGGATATGTTACATCAGGACCTTTACTTGTTCCGTATGAAACATCAGTACCAATAGAAGGAGTGGTACCTTGGTCGCCTGCATCATTAATGTTAGATGTTTGAGCAGTTCCATCACTTTGTGCTGCCTTAGCACCAACAGGAGCAGCAGCTTTAGATCCAGGATTGTCTTCACCTTCATCGTTACCATCTGGTAGCGGACCACCATTATCAGTAACTGACTGACCTGAAGGTGCAACCTCTGTACCTACGGAAGGTTGAGGATCTGAACCGCCCTTAGCACGGTTAGGTTCACCACTAATGCCACCACTTGGAGCAGCGGGATTTGCTGGTAATACAGAAGCTGTTACAGTAGGCATTGGGTCGCCTTCTGCAAGGGTTACCTTTTGCTCACTAACGAACTCCGCGAACTTTTCGTTTAATACATCTGACATTTGAGTTTATCCTCGTGTTTCGTATGAATAGTCTATAGTTTATTTATTAAATTACAATCCTGAAAGGAAATCACCAAAGACTTTGAGGGTTCTTTCCTCTAGGTCTGCACGGGTGCTATCATTCATGTAACTCTGGTATTTAGCAACTTTTGTCTCCTTTAAGATACCGTTGTTCCATACCCATTCTTTTCCTTCCATGATACCATTAACAAATGCATCAGGCGCGGAAGGATCTGCTACTATATCAGCAGCAGTTGCAAGCATGAAGTCATCCATAACAACATTACAGTCTTCACGCTTGTCGATGCTTCCCATTCCACGAGAGGAAACACCTAATTGAACTCCCTCTCCTAAAAGAGACTTAGCAATCTTACCCATTGGTGTATCAAGTATTTGTGCTTTACCAACGAAGTTATTACCTTCTGCTTTAAGTGAGCAAATTCTATGTGATACTCTATCGAGATTCACAGTAGGACCATCAGGGTGACCTAACTCGCCAAGAGCACGTTTAGTTTTAATGTACTCTTCGTTGTAACGATTGACTTCTTTTTCAAGAACGCCAAACGGATACATGCGACCATTACGGTTTTTTAATTCCGACTGAAGAAAAACACCTTCAATGTATAACTTTTTGTCGTCACCTTTTCCTTCGGTGACTAGTTTTACATCTTCAATTTGTTCCGTTATCAGTTTCATTTGGTAGTTCCTCTGCTGGTTCGTCAAAATAGGATTTTGCTACAATCTGTTTGTATGACGCCATAGCGTCTGCTGCTTTTGAAAACAACATATCGTTAATAGCGTTGATTGCATCTGCTCTGTTACCGTTCTCGATTTTATCGACAACGTTCATAACTTCGCTTTCTGGGTTAGATTGTTCCATAACTTGTAGAATTATTTAGCATTACTAGAGGTTTTAGAGGGCGCGGGTTTTAATTTCGCCTGCTCTTTTGATGCCTCAAGGGATCTTTCGTGTGCATCATCTGCCTGTTGTGCAGAGATTTCTGGTTGATATGCAGAATTTTGACGGTCCATCATATCAAATGTATTAAGGTCCGCAGGATCTGCAACTATTCCAGCATCGATCTCTTTAGACATTAACTTATCCTGTTCCTTAATATCTTCATCCTTGTGTCCAAGAACGGATCTACGAATGTAATCAACAGAATAATATTTACCGACATAAGGATCCATCTGTGTGACTAGATTTATCCTTGAAGTCTCCATCTCAAGTTCTTTCAACTCATTGAAATGATTATCATGGATATAGTCATATTGAATATGCTCCGCCATCTCATCCCAATCTTCAGGAGCGATGACTCCCTTCAGGATAAGTTGAGTCTTAAGAGTATCATGGAATATTCCACTAAATCTCTTACGCAGTCTTCCAATAAACTTACTAAACTTAAGTTCATCTCTAAGAACTTCAGTAGTCTTACCAAGATTGAATCCTTTATTATCATCAGTAAGACGAGATGGAGGTAGGTTTAAACTGTTGTAAAGTTTCTTTTTAAAATACTCTACATCCTTGAGTTCACCTAGGTTTTGTCCACCTGGTAAAGTTGTAATCTCTGTTCCGCGACCACCTTCTCTACGAGGTAACCAGAAGTCCTCTAGCATACTCATGTGTTTCTTATCGTCACGAATCTCACCAGTAGCAGCATCGTAAACTAACTTGTTACGATAACGATTCATAACGTCGCGAAGGTATTGTTCTGCCTTAACTTTAGGTAAGTTACCTACGTCAATGTAGAATATTCTACGCTCTGGTGCTCTTGATAATCTGTATATAACAAGAGCATCCTCAATCATTCTTAATTGATTGAGTGACTTGATTCCTTTATGTAAGAAACTTAGATGCATTCTCTTGTTCATATCCTGAAGACCAGAATGAACATATGTTATTGCATCATGAGCAATTTTAATTCCTTCGTTACCAGCAAAATCAGTACCACCAATCATTGCTGTTTGTCTACCGTAACCTTTTGGGTTGAAGATATAATAATCTACATAGTCACCCCATTCATGTTCTAGAGCAGTACCACGGATAGCAGTAGGATCTGCATCTGCTTTTTTAATTTTTTGTCTAACCCTTCTAATTTTCAAAGGATCAATATAACGAAGTTCTAAAATTCCTCTCTTAGGATCATTTAGATCTATCACCTTGTGGTAATAAGTTCTTCCATCAACATACCAGTTACGGATAAGTTCATGTGCTTTCATATCAAAACCGAGCAAGCGTTTGATGTAATCAAACTCTTCTCGGATACGCTTCTTAACTGAAGCTCCAACCTGTAAATTGGTTAGATCAATATTTACGCATGTATCAGTGGCGTCACTAACAACAAACTCATTAACAATATCATCAACTGCAGAGTCACACTCTGGATGTAAAGACATATCTCTATATCTTTTAATGAGATCGTATTCGTTTCTTGCTTGAGCATCCGTCTCAACATACGTCCCAAAGTAACCACCAGCTGCGACGTTTACTCCGTCATCAGCATTAGGCGGGACAGGAGATTGACCCCTGCCCTTGTCTTTGCGGTTAATTTGAAATCCGAATAATTGACTCATTGTGTAATTACACTATATCTCAACTATTCTATTTATACGCTCAGAAATTAGTCGTCTACTGAGATAGATGGTGGACTTGTTTCTGCTGCTCCTCCTGCTTCTGCTGTCCAGTATGATAACTGGAATTCAACTGTAAATTCAGAGACCTGATCATTGCTATCATATGCAAGATCAATCTGAGAAATATTAGTTGGGAAGCAATGCCAGAGTTTGTACTCTCTGACTATACTACCGTTATCAGTTGCATCTTTTTCTAGTTGCTTAACTAGTAGATGGGACATGTAACCTTGTCCACTGGTCTCAGGTGTGAATAGTGAAGACTTATTACCAGCATGTGAATTTATTTCACCCATCCATTCTTCCATGAAAGCACGAATTCTCATGTCTTCATCGTTGACGAATGTTGCAGTCCAAGTGTCGAATGTACGATCACCTGCAATCTTTACAGTTCTTCCTCTGAAGGGAACTTCGATAACACCCAAGTTGGATGCTGGGAGTGCTGCAGACTTACAAAGGATGTTAGTAAGATCAACGTCTGTACCACCCTTGGCGAGTGTTCCTGGAAACTCAAAGTTAACCACGAACATATTAGGCTTAACGCCTTGCCTGATTCTCTGCAGAAACTCATTTACATTAGAGTTAATAGCCATTGTTTTTTCCTTTAGTTAAATGAATTATCAAGCTTGTCCGACTACTTCACTGAAAGAAACTCCAGATCTAGTAGCAACAAAGGACAGGGTGATGTAATTGATTGAGCGTGTTGGTTTAACAAATACTTCAGCAACAAACTCATTTCTATCAATTACAGATGATGTGTTGTTTGATTCATCACAAACAACTAGGTAGTCAGTGATACCTCTTCTTGCCTGAACCTCAGTGAGGTAGGAAGAAAGAGCATTGGTGAAACCAAGTCTTGTGGTCTCATCATTTTGCTCAAAGAGCACACCCTTAGCAAGTGATTCTGCTCTCTCCTCAATATTGATGAAGAGACGACGAACGTTAATTCTGTCGAATGCAGATGGTGAAGACAGTGCAGTCTTATCACCAAAGAGTGTGATACCTTGACCAGGGAAAGAAACAATAGGATTGATTCTTGCTTGATAAAGTTCGTCTCTATCTGCAGCAGTTGGATTAAATGCAAGTTTAATTGCATTACGTACTCCACCTCTTGCTAATCCAGCAGGTGAGAACCAATCGTCAAGAGTCGCAGAAGTAGAAACACATAGACCAGCAACGTCTCCGTTACATGGGATGTATCTGTACTTATCGTTGAAACGATCGTAGAAGTACTTGAATCCACTGTCTAGAACTGTGTAAGAACTAGATGCTATAGCAGAGAAGAAACCAATTGTGTTAGATTTCTGCTGTGTTCTTGATAGAGTCACAGTACCAGAAACCTGATTCTCTTTGAATGGAGATAAGAAAGCGATTGCATCTTTTCTTAAACCAGCAACTGTTGCACAGTATGCTGCCTTAGTCTTAGCATTTGCTTCTGTTCCACTAGGAATTCCTCCACCCATTAAGATGAAGTCGATGTTTGTGCTCTCCTTATCATTGAATAGATCTAAACCTGATTCAAATTCTCCGTTAGTGTAATCATAGTCATCAGTACCACCTGTTAGAGTAGTCTTAACTACGCCACTAAGTTTCATCCACATTGTTCCACTAGAAGGAGATGCAGAACCCCAAGCAGTACCTGCCTGAGTTGTAGAAGGTGCGTGTGCTTGTGTTACAGCAGATCCAGCGTAGATAAAGTCAGAAAGAAGTTCTAACTGGTCTACGTAGTATGCTGATCCACCTTCACCATTTTTACCATCTGTTAGTTTAGAAAGGTAAGTCATTCTTTCAACGATGCTTCCTTTACTACCAGATACAGATCCATCTCTGTCTACAACAGCGATGTGTACTTCATCATAGTAAACGCCTTTATCAGCAGCGAATGCAGAAGTACCAGGACGAGGACCGATAGCAGAAAGACGTGTCTCGCCACTTCCTGCAGCACTCTCTTGTCCATCAATATTAGTGTTTGTCCACCAGTCGTATGCCTCTGTGATATTGATTGTAGTATCCTGAACTGTAGAAACAGTTAGAGTACCAGATGCACCACCAGACTGTGTGACTGTTACGGTATCATTTGCTTGGTAAAGTGTACCACCTACAGCAGATGTAACTCCAGTGATAGGACCAGAAACTCCACCAGTAGGTATAGTGAATGTTGCGTTAGCACCAGCACCTGTGATTGTGATCACATCGCCTTCTGCATAGTTTGCGTCACCAGCAACGTTGATCGCTACACTATCAACTACACCACCAGTAGCAGTGAAGTCAACAGTTAGACCAGCACCAGATCCAGAAGATGTTGTTGCAACTGCAGTTCCTGTTGCTCCGTATCCAGAACCACCAGCAGTGATAGAACCGAGAGTTCCAACTGTACCAGTAGAAACTGTGATGTTAACTGTTAAACCAGATCCATTACCACCTGTTGTCGCTAAACCACTACCAGATGAGTATCCAGTTCCAGCAGTTGCTATAGCAAGAGTTGCTGCTACACCAGTATCAGGAGTGTCTAGGGTGTCTGTTGTAGTTAGCACATTTGCTGGATCATCAAGGATAACAGCAGCAGTGTATGAACTTGCGTTCCAACCAAGAACTTCTGCTGTCTTACCACCTGAAAATGTTAAGTTAGTACCAGCAACCATTCCTGCAGGAATAGATGAAAGTGTTATGTATTGGTCTGCACCACGGTCAGCAACAACAACGTCTAATGCGTTACCATGTGTACCAGCGGTTTTTGCTGCGAATTTCCATGCAGGATTACTTCCTTTAACTCTGGAAGAGTAATCTGTTTGGTTTTCGATAATTGCTGCTGCGCCTGAATTGACTGCTCCAGTCTTTGCGCGAACAACTGCTAGACGACCACCATAGTTCAGGAACTCAGATGCTACGAAGAAATCGTCTGCATTTGAATCACCTGGGGTGCCGAATGTTTCTAATAATTCTCTCTGTGAAGAGATCGTGATGACTTCATTAATCGGACCCTTCTGGAAAGTTGAAACAATCGCAGCAGAAACTGCTGAAGAGTTTACAACAGTACCAGCGGTAAGGTCGCGTTCTTTAATGACTACACCAGGCGAGATTTGACTTGCCATGTTTTTCTCCTGAAAAAGTACCCAAATTTGTCTACAGTTATTTATTATTTTGGATGCTTCAGTCGGGGAAACAATGCATGAACACTTTACCAGTCTGGATATAACCAGTCTTCACCTTTACGCTTATTCTTTCTATATGCTGTAATCCTTTTTACCGTACAGTCTTTACATTCATAGGAATACCCAGAGGGCATTCTTCTCTTTTGCTTCCTTATAAGATAGAAATCTTCAATTAAAACCTTTTGTTGACCACATGTCCTGCATCGTCTTTCTTTGAATAAAAGATGTTCCAGACTGAACTGATCCCCAATATCCATTAGTAGTTCCACATATAACCAACTTCTTCTTGCTTGTCGCCATATTCCCACAGGTTTCCATCTGCGTCAAGGAAGGTATCATCACCCAACCCATCATCAACAAACCCAAAGGGAGCCATGTCTTGCTCAATTTGATTACGTTGTTCTTCATATATCCTCCTACGAACATCTTGATCAGTCATTTCTTTGAAGTAATCTTGCATGACTAACCATGCAAACAATACCATACACATAACAAGGTCATCATGATATCCCTCGTCTGCTTCCCACGCCTGTTTCTTTTGTACAAACGTGGTAAGTTCTTGGAAGATATGGAAATCATTAAACAATAACTTATCTTCTTCAACAATTGCTTTTAGATTAGCACAACCTATCTTCTTCACAGTCACACTCATCTTAACACCTAGTTGAGTCTTGTTTCCTGAAAACCCTTGACCAACCACTTGACCTGCTCTACCACGCATTGCACACATGAGAATGTTAGGATACTCAAGATCGTAGTTAAGAGTTGTAGCAATAGAGTCTCCAATATCATTTACTTCAACTAAGATATATGGATTATTATATTCTTTTGCTACTCTAAAAATTACCGAGGGAAACAATACAGGCTTAATCTCATTATTTCTATATTTTGCAACGATCGTATACGGAAGCGTGGTGATATCAAACACGATGAAAGCACTATAGTCGCCACCGATTCCTCGGGCAACATCCACAGTAATGATATATTCGTGATCTTTTTCTGCTCGTGTAAAAACGTCAAGTCCTGCATTGCTACTAATGGGGTCTGCGAAAGGTATAAGTTGTAGTTTTGCTGGACTGATTAAAGTATCAGCAGAACCAAGGAAGTCACATTCAAATTCTTGTGCGAACTGTCTGGGTGACGTGTTTTTAATTGTCTCCTCTTTCCATTTAGCATCTCTACCTGGAACTTGTGACCAATGTACTTCGTTTGTAACATAATTATTTTTATCACGTCTAGCATCCTCCCACATCTTGTAGAAGTGATTCATACCGTTAGGTGTAGATATAACAATTACTTTCGTTGACTTACCAGAAGTAATAGTAGGATAAACAGAGGCAAAGAATTGCTCCGCAACATGGTTTGGAACGAAAGCGAATTCGTCGAGGAAGAGGATATTGAATGACATGCCTCGGACAGCACTTGCAGACGTAGAAGCAGCCAGTATCTTTGATCCATTCTCTAACTCCACATTACCTTTATTCCACACCAGTATACCATGCTGCATCCACTTGGGCAAATTCTCATATGCTAACTGAAGACGACCAAGTAGTTCCCTTGCGGTAGATGCTTTGTTAGCCAGAATACCAATGTTAACACTGTCGTAGAAGATAGCATAATACAGCAAGTAAGCAACAACAGTGGTTGATTTGCCAGTTTGTCGAGGAAGTTTTGCAATGTTAAACCTATTGTTATGGAAATCTTTTAAAATCTTTTTTTGAAAATCATACATGTTGAAAGGCACTAGACCTTCATCAAGAGAAATGATTTTTATATAATGAGTAGCAAAGTATATTGGATCGTTTTTACATTTAACCCATTCATTTATTTGCTTCTTTGTGAATTGGATCTGCGTACCCGCTTTTTTCAGATTCGGGTTACCCAGATATATTTCGTTTGTAGACACAACGATCACTAGTAGTAATACTATTTAGATAGCATAAGGAAAGAAGAATTCATCCATCATAAGGTTTGCATTATCCTTACCAAAATTACTAGACATATATCCTAAGATAGGATCTAGTTTTTTCATGTAAGTATCAAAGTCTTGATAGAAATTTATATCTTCTCCAGTAGGTTGTGCTTCATAAACCATCTTACGATAGGTTTCAAGGTATTGTTTAAAATCAGGTAGATACTGATCAACTTCATCGAAGGTGCAATACCTCACAAAAATATTCTCTGAAAAATGATTACCCATCTCAAAGAAACGATAGTCTCTATCAGCTTTAGGTAAACCATCCACAGAGAATACATGTCCTTCTACTGGATGCTGAAAATCAAATACTATGATGACTTTCTTTTCAAAGAACCCCATGAGATCCATACCAAAACAGGGAAGATTATGTCCTGTCTTGGGATAGATTACATTGTTGTAGATATTTGATTTATCATTTTGAATATCTACTTGTCTTGATTTTATAAAATGTGGAGCAGTAAAAATGTCTGCTGTTAAAGTAAGATCATTCTTACCTTTCCATTCACACCATCGTGAATCAAATTTAAACTCAGGGAAAACTTCATCAAGAACTTTTTTATAATTAACCCAGAGATCAACTGTATTTATCATCATAAGTTAGTATAGCATATATCACAAAACTCACTGCTACTATGAGAATGAATACCATAATATTTACGCTATGTACTACAGGCATTTATTTCTTCTTCTGTAGTTTTTCTACTACTGTCGATGCCTGCATGGGTGCAATATCATTTAATCCGTTAGCATCAAACCAAGGTGCTTCTTCCCATGAGAAACCTTCACCAAAAGTATTATCAGGAGCCATCACATACCAATGACATTTAGCATCAGGTATATCAACAGCACATACTGCCCAGTCATCTGCCCACTGAGGAACTTGTACATACATTACTGGTAAATGATTTGCACCAGCAATACTTGGTAATCCTATTAAGACTCCCCATACCAAAGTCAATACAAACCCTATAGTAGCTAACTTACGTTTCATTTTTTAAACACCCCTAGTTTTGTTAAAAGATAAAGTGCTAGTACTGTCCAAAAGACAACTTCTAATCCAATGTTATTCATAATTATTCCCCCACTGAATGTATCACAGGATTTACATTCCTTAGTATATTATATAGATCCCTACATTCAGCGGTAGATACTGGATAGAACTCAGCACTAGGATCAAACCCATCATATCTCTTTGCCTGATTAATTACTATTGATCCATCAGGTCCTGAGACTGACCTATGAAATGTATTACGTGGTATAACTAAACCACCACTATGTCTATTGAGATGTACTATATGATATTGATTCTTCCAATCTCTATTGACTAACTCAAAGGTTCTCTCTCCCTGTACCACTCTGTTACAGTCGTCTTGAAAACTATG